CGCACGCTCCCGGTGGAGGGCGGCGACGGCTCCACGCTCTCGCTGGACTTCACCACGGGCGTCCTCGACCCGCGCCTGACGTTCACGCGCACGACCAACGCCACCTTCATCAACTCGCAGGGGTTGGTGCAGTATGCTGGACAGAATCTCTACTTCAACACCGCATTCGGCGGCTTGAGCGGCGCGACTCCATCGCTGACTTCCTCCGGCTGGACATACGCATTCTCAACGGGATCTGCCACCTTCCACGGTGATGGCTCGGTGACGATGACTGCAAGCAGCCAGAGAATCGGCATTGCGCGATCATCAGGATTTACTGGTGCTGGGCGCAGAGTGATTGCATCGGTTGACATCCTGACGGTCGGGGACACCGGACTCACGCCATCGAACCTGCTGATTACGGGTAGTTTCACCAACAGCGCGTACTATGTGGACTCGGGGCTGTACACGGCCGGAAATGTGTTTGGCCCATGCACTCTGTCGTTCGTGTTTGATAGCCCTACGTCTGGAACTACTGGCGCGTATTTCGGCGTTGGTATGTCTAGCAACTCCACGGCAGAGGTCAAGTTTGCGAATCCGCGACTCAATCTATGGAACGGAGTCGTTCCTGCTCCATACCTAGAAAACACCAGCACGACCGCTGAGCGGCATGACCCCCGCTTCGACTACGACCCGTCCACTACGCCGCCCCAGCCTCGCGGACTGCTGATTGAGGGAAGCGCGATCAATTACATGCTTGAATCAAATAGCCTTACTGGTTATAGCAATTCTGGCATGGCAGTCGTGACGGCTGGAAGCGATAGCAACCCAACGGGAATTGCAAACTCCGCGCTACAGATTTACGCGACAGTAGGTGGAACATTCCACGGTTACTATCGAACTATTACCGCAGGGACGAACACTCAAGTTACGGTGTCGATTTGGGCAAAGGCAAGAACGTACACGCATCTATTTCTTTCCGATCTTGCTAGTGGTCGTGCTGCCGTGCGATTTAACCTTTCAACCGGAGCAACTGATAATAATTTCGGCGCTGGCTACGTCAGCGCAAAAGCAACACCGTTCCCGAATGGATGGTGGCGATGCGAGATGGTCGTGAATGTCACGGCTAGCACCGCATATGGGTGGGCATTCGTTGGAGTGCCATCCGGTGCAACGCTTGGTCAATTTGGGGCGCAGTACACAGGAACAGGAAACGCGGCGGATGGGATCTACTGCTACGGATTCCAAGTAGAAGGCGGCTCCGGCGCATCCTCGTACATCCCGACCGGGGCAAGCACGGGGAGCAGGGGACAAGACGCCATGACGATGACCGACATCTCGTCGCTGAACTTCAATCAAAGCGGCGGAACGGTGATGATGCAGATCGACGGAGGCCCACGCGACCTGAATACATTCCCGTACTTCGCGCAGTTTGAGAAGTCGCCTTCTGGTCGCGGATGGGGATTCCTGCGAATGAATATCAGTTCAACCGTTGGGCCGCGAATCTTCGGAACGGCGTTTGACAATGCTGGATCAGTCATCATCACCGCTTCAAATCACCTACGTCCAAGCGGAAAGATCAAGTTTGCGACAAGCCTAGAGCCATCTGTCGCGAGGATGACTTGGGTGATTGCCGGAGGATCTGCGCTTGTCAATACGGCGGCAGCGGGAACCCTTGCAACAATCGGATCGCTGAAGTTCAACAACACTACAGAGACTGCTGCTACTGATTTCGGATCAGTCTGGGTTTCGCAGTTCAAGTACTGGCCGACTGTGCTTCCGGAATCGCAAATGCAAGCCCTCACCACCTGACATGGACTACCTACTTCGCTCAACCACCGAATCCGACCTTGACGATGGCCTGATCGCCGCAGGGCTTGCCGAGGAACGCACCGACGAGGACGGCGAGGTCATGGTGCTTCCGGTCACGGGTGTCACGCTCGACCGCATCGGGCCGATCCCGGCGCAGGTGGACGAGGAAGGCGTGATCGTGCGCCCCGGCGACAACCGCTACCACGCAAACATCCGCGTGTCTTTCGAGTTGACGAAGGCGCAGGAGGACGAGTTGCCGACGTTTGAGCCGATCCCGACGATCCCGTATCGCGTGTTCATCTAAAGCCATGACAATCGAAAAGACGAACATCAAGGTGAGCCTGTCCACGGCGAATTGGATCGCGCTCTGCGCGATTGCCCTCACGCTCGTCGGAATGCTCCTTCCCGCGTACCTCAATCACGACCGCCTGCTGATGCAGGTCGTGACGAATCAGGACAGCATCAGCAAGCGCCTCGACAAGATCGAGGAGAAACTGGAAAGGCACGACCGATGAGCGACATCCTCAAGAACTCGTCTTGGAAGACCACTGGCGCTGGCATTGCGGCGATCCTCGTCGCGATCGGCGCTGTTCTCACCTCCCTGACCGACAACGACCCGCTGACCGTCCCGGACTGGGGTTCGCTGGCCGCTGCGTGCATTGCTGGCGTCGGGCTGATCTTCGCCAAGGACAACAAGAAGGCCGAGTGACGTGTATGACCTCGTCAGAGCCATCGTCATGTCGCTGCTGCAGTGGGCGCACTCCGTTCTTCCCAGACGAGGTTCGGGGGTTGACGCTCCTGCTGATCCTTCTGTGCTTCGTCGCGGTGGCTCTCGCATTCGCGACTGGCTGCACGCGCACGGTGCTGGTAAGCGAGAGCAGCCCGATCAGGATGGGGCCGCAGGTGCGGGGCAAGGTGTACGTCAAGACGGCTGACGGCTGGCAGTTGGGCGACAACGAGGTTCGCATCCCTGAAGGCTGGTACTGCGTGCCGCCTTCGTTCGTGGAAGAGGACAAGTAATGGCGATCAAGTTGCAGATCCGTCGCGGCACCGCGTCCAACTGGACGAGTTCCAACCCGACTCTTGAGTCCGGTGAGATCGGCTTTGAAACCGACACCGGGAACGTCAAGATCGGTGACGCGACGACCGCGTGGACTTCGCTCGGCTACGTCTCCAGCACCTACCCGCAGGTTGCCGTGTCCGGCACGGACATCAACGCAGCCGGGTACAGCGTGCAGGGTCGGTATGCGATCGCCACGACGGTCACGTCGAATGTTCCTGCCGGATGGACGGCGTTGACCGACGGCCCCGGCGTCCTGCACGTCACCAAGTTGTCAGGCGGCACGATCGCGCAGTTGCTCGTCTCGACCAAGACGCAGAAGGCGTTCGCGCGCGGCTACGACGGCAGCGCGTGGACGACGTGGGTGGCGGTAAGCCAGTATGCGGGGAGCATCACGGTCACGGAACTTGCCAACGACGCCGTCGAGACAGCAAAGATCAAGAGCGCGACCGGAACGAGCGACGGTGTCACCGACGCGAAGTTGCGTCAATCGACCGCGCTGACCGTCATCGGTCGCTCCGCGAACTCGACTGGCGCTCCTGCCGACATTGCCGCAGGAACCGACGGCCATGTCCTTCGCCGCGCCGGAACTGCGCTCGGATTCGGGACGCTTGCTTCCGGAGCGTTCGATGCCAACACTGACGTTCCGCTGTCCGCCCTTGCGAACATTGCAACTGCGCGACTTATCGGCAACAACACCGGAAGTTCCGCGGCTCCGATCGAACTGACCGCGGCGCAGGTCAAGACCCTGCTGGCCTATGGCTCGATGGCAGATGAGACGAAGACAAACTACCTGAACAGGTTCGACAACACGCAGGCTGGCGCGCTCGTCCTTGCCGTGTTCACCGGGTCGCTTACCAGCGAACTGATCGGAAGCGGCGCAATTACCACGTCTACTACGGGATTTAGTGTTGGCTTTCCTGCGGCTATTTCGTACCAGTCAATCGCTGGAACATTCGCTACCAACGCGCAGCACGTCTACTCGACCAGCGGAACATACAACGGTCTTCTGCTTCGGCTGTCCGGACAGACCAACACCCTGTTCATCGGCATTCGTTCCTGATGCCATACTCCCCGGTCACACTCCCGTATCGCGGCGTCAGCGTGGATTCCTCGTATTCCGCGCTGCCTCCGGGCTTCACCGCGCAGGCGATGAACGTGATCCCCTACGACGCCTACAAGGGGAAGTTGCGGCTCGGGCAGCGCAGGCCGCTTCTCGGGGCGTACCAGTTCAACACCAGCCCGACGGCTGCGATCCGCGAGGTGCAGGTGATCCTGCGCGCGGATGCATACGTCAGCAGCACGCTGACCCAGAGGTGCATCGTTGTTGCTGGCGGAGAGGTCTACGTCATCGACAACGGTGGCACTGCGACACTATGCACACGCGGTGCTGGCATCAACGCCATGAAGTCGTCGGGCCATATTGGCGCGGCTGTGTTCGGGCAGTACTGCTACTTTGCGGACGGCGAGTTCTATCGGAAGGTTGACATCACTTCTGCGACTCCGGCAGTCTTGGATTGGACGCACGCAAACGGCCCGTACAACTACATCGGCAGCGGTGCAGATCGAGCGACGTTGCTTGTCCGATTCGGCGGTCGTCTTGCCATGTCCGGACTGAAGTCCGCTCCGAACAACTGGTTCCTGTGCCATATCAACGACCCGGACGACTGGCATCCGAGTGCTGGCAACATACATGACGCTGTTAATGGCGTGTCCTCGACTCGATTCGGCGTTCCCGGTGAGCCGATCGTCGCGCTCGTCCCTGTTGGCGAGAGCGGCCTGTTGTTCGCTGGACGGCACACGATGACATACCTCACTGCCGACCCGGTGGTGACGGACGCGCGGCTGATCGAACTGTCGCGTTCGGTCGGCATCGTGTCCGAGCGTGCGTGGTGCGCTTCAGACGCGCAGACGATCTACATGATGGCGCAGGACGGTCTGTACCGCGTCCAGCCGAACGACTTTCAGGTGACGAAGAGCGGTCGCATCACGAGCGGTCGCCTCGACACCTTCTTCCAGCAGCAGAAGTTCGACGCCCTGAACTGCGTGCTTGGCTACGACGCGGAGGCGCAGAACGTCTACTGCATGATGTCGCGCACCGACCTCCCGGCAAGCAGCGTCCACCTGCTCTACAGTCAGGCGACGGACGCCTTCTGGCCGATCCAGACCGGGTGGCCTGCGTTCCATGCCCCGACGTGCTGCGGAGACTTTCCGTTCGGTGACTCCCGCGCTCCCATCCTTGCCTTCGGCAGCGAGGACGGCTACATCGGTTGGTTCGACCGCGACCTCGTCTCCGGCGTGGACGGTCAGGCGGCGGTCGGCTACAAGGTGATCAGCGACTTCACCGTGGACAACACGGAGGCGGCGGCGCAGAAGATCACGAGCAGCCTGACGTTCGGCCCCGTGCTTCAGCCGACGCTCGGGCAGGTGATGATGAAGGACGTTCGCATCGAACTGACGATGGACGAGCCGATCGAGGAGTCTGCGTTCAACACTCCTGTTGAGCGTCTGTCCGGCCCGTTTGCATCGATCCTGTCCGGTCAGACAGCCGAGGAGGCGATCGGAGAGAACATCACCTCCGTGACCGTGACCGAGGATCCCGACTTCCCGGAGGTTCTGGTGGACGCTGGGAACCAGCCTGCGACCGGGAATCCGACGTTCACGACCACCTACGACTGTGGCGTCTACAACACCTCGTGGTCTACGGCGACGGACAAGGCGCTTGACCTGTTCTACGAGACGGAGATCGCCGGGACGTACCTGACCTCCGACACCCTGATCACCGACCCGACCGGGCGTACCTACTTCAAGCAGATCAATCGGGTCTACAACGTGGCTGGTGCCTCGACGGACTGGAAAATCCAGCACACGACCGACCCGAATGCGACCATGATGTCCCGCGACGAGACGCTTCCCGGCACGTCGGCTGACACTCCCGGCGGAACCTACGTCTATGCGTCGGCGCAGAAGTCTGCCGGGTTCGCCCTTCCTTCGGACATCACGTCCCCGCGCTACACGGTCAGCAGCGCGACCTACGACAACACCAACCAGAACCCGCTCGGGACGCTGCTTCCCGGCAGGAACGACGCTTTCCGGTGCCGGATCCGCGATCAGGCGGCGTATGTGCGAATCGAAAGCCTTGGCGTACCTTGGGCTATCGAGCGCATGGCCGTGCTGGTCGAGCCTTACGGCCACACCAAGAACGTGAAGGGAACCTACTGATGGGCCTGTTCAGCAACCTGTTCGGAGGCGAAACCGACTACACCGCTGCGATCAAGCAGATGGAGAAGGGTTACGCCGGAGCGCGTCGGTACGCGAACGTCGAGTACGGGAAGATCATCGACAACTTCCTAAAGGAGCGGACGACGAACGCCGCCGTGTACTCGCAGGCGTACAACAGCGCCGTCAAGCAGTACGGCGACGTGATGGCGCAGTCCCGCGCCGCGTTCGCTGCCGCTGGCAAGGAGGCGTACAAGACGCTTGAGTCCGGACGAGATGCCACGCTTGGCCTGCTGAAGCAGCAGACGGATCTCGCCGTCGCGCGCCAGCAGTTGAGCGGGATGCTGACCGGGCTTTCCAACACCACGTTCGGGCAGGCTGCGGTGAACGCCGTCGCCGCGCAGGGCGCACTTCAGGCAGGTGCGGTGCAGGAGCAGTACGCGCAGACCCTCGCGTCCGCGCAGATGGCGCAGGCGTCTGCCCTTGCCGGAATGGAACAGCAGGCCGCGCAGAGCCTGTTCAGTGCCGGACTCGGCAGCGCGCAGTACCAGAGCGGCCAGTACCAGCAGTACACGGCTGCGGCGCAGGCTGCTCGTGCGGCGCAGATGCAGCAGAACATCGGCCTGATGACGCGCCCGATCGAGAATCGCTACTCGGCGGCGACGCAGAAGGCCATGATGGACATGGCCTCCGGCAACGCGCTCGGCGGCGCGCTGCTCGGTGCAGGCATCGGCGCGATTGCCGAGGGAATCGGTGGCGGCGTCGGTCAGGCTCTTTCGCCGTTCGGTCAGGCATTCGGAGGACAGCGGTAATGAGCAGTTTCATGGCAAACGTCGGTCTTCGTTCCGCGATGCAGACGCTTCCGCAGGTTCAGCCGAAGGAGGCGTCCGGGTGGGACAACTTCCTGTCCGGCGCCGGGCGCGTCGGCGGCAGTTTCCTGATGGGACTTGCCGGAGGCTTGCAGAACTACAACCCGAACAACCCGTACAGTTCGTTCGGCGCGGCCATCACTGCCGCGACTCCCGGTCTTCAGGTCGCCCTCGCGCGTCCTGCCGCGGAGGCGCGTGCGGAGTTCGGTCGTGAGCAGGAGCGGCTGTCCACGCTGTCGAAGGAAGCGACCGCGGAGGAGATCGCGCAGGGTCAGGCGTCCCGCGCGTCGGTGATGTCCGAGGGTCTTGGCAACGTCAAGATGACCGACATCGCGGCAGGCATCTCGCAGCCCGTGAAGCAGAAGGAACCCTACGACTTCAACGTCGGGATGTTCCCGTCGATCATGCAGCAGGAGGCGCCGCCGAGCGCGTCCGGTCGCGTCCGCAACCTGATGCTGGGGATTCAGCGATGAGCGCAATGCCGAACATGCCGGAGCCGACCGACTTCAGCCAGCAGCCTCCGCTCACGCTGAACGAGGGGTTCCAGCGTCCCGTCGAGGAGAAGCAGGTCGATGTCCTCGACGACGACGAGATGCTTCGCAAGGCGGCGATGGATCCGCGAGGAAGCAAGGAGATCGCGCCCTACGGCTCCTACGAGGCCGTTGATCAGGCGCTCTCGAACGGCTACTACACGGGTCTGGAGGCGATGGACTTCGGCACCCTTCCGGACGGTACGCCCGCCGCGCTGTTCACCGACAAGAACGGGCAGCGTCAGGCGATCCGGATGACGAACGAGCAGTGGTTCGCCGCGATGCAGCAGCGCGCGGAGGGCCGAATCTCGATGGCGCAGCAGATGCGCCGCACCCGCGACGCGAAGCGGCTTCAGGCTCCCGTCGCGCAGATGGCGAAGGAACTGGAGGCTTATGCCCCCGGCTTGAGCGAGTTCGCGTCGATCGGTCTTGAGCGCGACCCGATGGGGACGTACTCGACCATCCAGCGGTTCTACGACCGTGCCACCGCAGGCGACCGCGAGGCGATCGCGGAGATGCGGCAGATGGCCGACAGGACGCAACTTGAGGTGTCGCAGTCACTTGCGGACAACTGGGCCGTCCAGACCAACGAGCAGTACGCGCTCATGCAGCGCGGCTTCGTGGAGAACGAATCGATCCCGGAGGAGATCCGGGCGCAGCGGGTGCAGGAGATCAAGCGGTGGCAAATGAACACCAACCGCTTCGCACTGCTTGCCCCGCCCGCTGCCGGGATCAAGCGGATGGCGAGTTTCCCGTCCTACTACTTCAGCCAGTCGAACCCCGGCGCGCTTGATGACCTTGCCGACATGGCGATTCAGCAGGTCGGGTACGACAGCATCATGGGCATTGCCCCGCAGCAGCGGATTCCCCTGCTGTTGCAGGAGGCGCAGCGCCTGACCCGCAACATCGGGTGGACGATGCCGTACAACGCAGCCGACATCGACATTGTCAGCCAGACTCTGGCAAGTCGGCTTGCGCGCGCCCCCCGGTTCCAGATCCAGCCGCAGGATCAGATCGGCCAGATGTCCCCGTACTCGCAGGCGGGCATCCGCGGCGGGGTGTCGGAGATGCGCCGCGGTCAGGCGCAGGAGCAGTACCAGCAGGATCTTGAGCAGGCCAAGTTGCAGCGTGAGCAGGCGATGGGCGAGCGGACGATGCAGGAAGGCCGCAGGGCGGGCGCACAGGCGACCGTGAGCGAAGAGGAGGCCCGTCTGCTCCGTGAGGGAACCGAAGGCTCTACGGGCGCTCCTAGCGCCCCTGCGCGGGGTGCTGGCGCCCCTGCCGCCGCAGGCACCATGCCTGCCCAGTTGCGGATGCAGTTGCAGGACGCCGGGATTCAGATTCCGGAGGGTGTGGATCCCATGTCGTTCCTCGCGGATACTGCCGAACAGTTGGCCGCTTCGACCAACCCAACCGACCGGGCGCGCCTCGGGATCATCTACCGAATCGCGGCACAACTCCGAAACCGATAACCAATGTCAACCTTCGACTCCGCGTTTGACCGTATCAAGAACGCCGCCTCTTCCGCTGGTCTTGACACGGGCGGCGCGGTTTCAGATCCGTTTGAAAGGATTGCCAAGGCGGCGGCATCGGCGCAGCCGGGTGCTGCTCCGGGCGCGGCGGCGGGGGAGCAGGATCTTCAGCGGATCGCGGCGGCGGACTATCAGAACGAGTTGGTGATCCCGGAAGTGCTTCCGATGCTTCCGGAGGCGCTGCGGTTCCCTTCGATTCAGGCGGAACCGAGGGAAGTCGAGCGCGGACTCCGCCAGACTATGGCGCAGGCTGCGCAGGCAATCGCCACTCCCGGCCTGCGGGCCAAGTTCTTCGAGTCGGTTCTCGACCCGTGGTTCGCCGTTGCCGCGCCCTATGCGCGCCCGATTGCTCCCGTCATGGGTCGTCTGGCATCGCAGGCTCTGGAGCCGTCCGGCTCGGGGCTGACCGTTGACGACCTGCGGACGGAGCAGATCGCCGCCCGCGGTGCTGCCGAGGGCATGGCGGCTGGTCAGCAGCAGGGCGTAACGGGCGACGTTGCCCGTGCCATCGGCCAGACGCTGCCGCAGTTCGCCGGGGTCGCCGGGGCGATCGCCACTGGCGGTGCCGGGCTTCCAGTGGTCGCGGCCAACATTGCGTCGCAGGCGACCCTCCCGCTGTCGGCATGGACTGGCGGGCAGTTGGCGTACCTCGACGAGATCGACGCCAAGCGTGCGCAGGAGGCACTGGACGGCAAGGAACTGTCGCAGTACAGCGTGGACGAGATGCAGCGCCGCGCGACGGCGTCGGCCATGATCCAGACCGGGACGGAAGTCATCGGCGCAGGAGTTGCCGGGCGTGCCATCGGGACGATCGGCGCGAAGATGGTCAGCAGCAAGGTCGGGCGGTCTGCGCTTGGCGCGCTGTCGGAGCGCGGTGCGCCCATCGTGCAGAAGGCGATGGCAAGCAAGGCCGGGCAGGCTGGCGCGGAGGCGTTTGCGCGCGTGTCGCAGGGGACGATGCGGTTCCGGAACGGGTTCTTCGGTGATGCGGCGAGGCTTGTCGCCACGTCTGCCGCCGAGGAAGGTGCCGAAGAACTTGGAGCAGCGATCCTCGAAGCCCCGTTCACCGAGGCTCCGCTGTCCAAGGATCTGTCCGACGGCCTGTACAGCGCCTTCATCGGCAGTGTCGCCGGAGGCATCGGCGGCGGCGTCGGCGTGACCGGGGCAGTCGCTGGTCGTGCCATCAAGAACAGGCAGGACGCATTCCGCCCGGAGACGGACGCGGAGATCCGCCTGCGTCAACTGCACTCCGACGCCATGAAGGCTCGGACGAACTGGACGGAGGAACTGGACGACACGCAGCAGGCCGAGGTTGCTGTCGCGCTGAACAACCTGAACGGAATGAATCAGGAGGAGCGCGGCATCTTCCTGCGGGAACTGTCTGATAGGCGTGCGCAGATCCGAGCCAAGGTCGAGTCGCTGCTTGCCCACCGTCAGGATCTCGACGCTGCACTCGCGCCCGCGCTGGAGTCGCAGCGGACGTTCGAGGCCGGAGCGCAGAACCGCGAGGCGCAGCAGGCAGTGATCGCGGAGGCGCAGGCCGCGCTCGACAGGGCGGAGGCCGACTATCAGGCAGCGCGCGATGCGCTTGCCGAGATGCAACTTGCGCAGGAGCAGGCTGGCGTTCCGCGCGTTGCCCGCCGTGGTCGCAAGATCGTCACCCCGGCGCAGCGGCAGCAGGCGGTCACGGATGCGCAGGCTCTCGTCAACGAGGCCACGCGGGCGTTGCAGTCCGCCCGTGCGGACGCCGACGTTGCGGTCGGACTCGAACTGTCGCCCGGCCAGTCCATCGACCCGACCGAGGCGGTGGACGACATCCGCCGTCAGGTCGAGGAGACGGACGCGGAACTGCGGATGCTGACGAACGACCACATGATCGCCAACGCGACATACGCGGCGGTGTCGGAGAAGTTGTCCGACATGCCGATGGATGTCATGCAGCGCCAGAGCGACGAGGTTCTGTCCAACCTCGGCAGAAGCGTCGGCGTGGACATCAAGCCTGTCAAGGCTCCGAAGACTGGCGGTCGTATCCAGCGCGAGATGGAGGCTCTTGGCATCAAGGTCGTGTGGTTCAGGCCGTCGAGCAAGAAGTTCAACAGCCCCGGCTTCCACACGCTGGAGACTCGCGGGACGATCTACCTCAACGCCGACGCCAACATGTCGAGCGTGCGCGCCAAGGCGTATGAAGAGGTGTTCCACGACATCCAGATGTTCCGTCCGGAGATCGCGCAGGCGTACTCGCAGCAGGTCGGCCTTGCCCCGATCTACGCCGCGGGCGCGCAGTACGCGGAAGGACAGGCGGAGTCCGCTGCCAAGGGTCGTGCCGACGCCTTTGCCCGCATTCAGGCAGCGGTCGCCGCTGCCGGGATCGAGGGCGTGGACGTTGAGGTTCCTGCCGCCGTCAGTCGCATCGGCGCGGCACGTCTTGAGCAGGAGGGCGAGGCAAATGCGTTCGGCCCGACCGCTGCCCGTGTCGGTGGACGCGGCGTCCTGTCTCCTCTCGTTCGTTTCGCAGCCCGCCGCGGTCTGATGGGTCGCGAGGTCGCGGGCGCGATGTCGGTGATCGACGCCGTTGCCCGTGCCGCTGCCGTCGAGAAGGCCGCTGGCGTGAAGCCGGACGCGACACTGTCACCGCTTGGCCGGACGCTGCTGTGGATGGAGGACATGAGCGTCGATATCCCTGCGGAAATCGAGCAAGCATCGCAGCCGGAGGCAGAACAGGCGCAGCCCGCCGCTCCGCAGGCACCGCAGCCGCAGCCCGCCGGAGTGTCGATGGCGCGCGAACCGCGCCCGCTGTCGTCATTTACTCCCGAGTGGCGCGAGTGGTTCGGTGACAGCAAGGTCGTGGACGATCAGGGACGACCGCTGGTTGTGTACCACGGGACAAATGCTCAATTTGATGCCTTTGCTCCAACGTCGCAATCAGTAAACGAAACCACTTTCGGGCCAGTTGAAGTCGAGCGTACTGGCATCTTTTTCAGCAACAATCCGCAGTTTGCTTCGCAGTACGGGAACAGCATTATCCCGTCATATTTGGCGATGCAAAATCCTGCGACTGTCACGAGAAATTTGGTGCTTGAATTTGCAGACACCATTGATGCGTTTGGTGCCGACCGAGACTTGTGGATCGCTGCAAAGAACAGCAGCGGATGGCGATTGTTCGATGACGAACTTGGCAGACGGTTCGTCGCGTTCTTGAAGAATCGCGGTTATGACGGTGCAATTTTCGATGAGGACTTGGTAATCAACGGAGAAAGCATCGAAAGCACCACATATGTTGCATTCGATTCTAACCAAGCAAAGTCCGTCTTCAACGAGCGCCCCACCTCCGCGCCCGGCATCAGCATGTCCCGCGCCTCCGACTCCGACTACCTTGCGGCGGTCGAGCGCGGCGACATGGCGACGGCGCAGCGCATGGTTGACGAGGCGGCGCGAACCGCGGGTTATACGGTTCGTGGAGTTCACGGTGTTGCATCCGGAAAACTTGAAGGCGGCGCATTTGCTCCTGAATTGCTTGGAACAAATACAGGAGCGCCAAGCGCGCGTATGGGATTCTTTTTTGGATCTAAAGAAACAGCAAAGTACTATGCGAGTAAGGGAGAACTAAATCCACTATCCGGTCGTGAATACGCCGACAAGTTCAAGGCACTTGCTAAAGAATTGTTGGACAAAACACCGCAACAGTATCGCGACAAATATCGCGAATGGGCAGGATCGTTTGCATACGAACTTGCAAGAGGAAACGATGCGTTTGTTCCTGAAAACGCCGGATATTCGGCGTTGACTAACTACGATTATTTTGAGTTGCTTGCGGATACTGGTCTTTATGTCAGGAATGATGTACTTGACTTCAAGATGCCGCAAGAAGAACATGATGCGCTGTTTGATTTCATTGATAACACTTGGCTACCAAAATGGTATGCGCTGGTGGAAGAAAGCGCGGCTGGAAGTATTCCGCCGGAAGCCTTGGTAAATGCGTATTTGAAAATGGAGAATCCATTCACTTACGATTTCAAGGGCGAGGCATATCGCGAGGAAAGTTACGCATCCATAATTGAAAACGCGAAAGCAAGCGGGCATGACTCCGTATTGCTTCTAAATACCTATGACGGGTCAGCAACTCCTGACGACATCAAGGTCGTATTTTTTCCAAGCCAAATCAAATCTGCCAACCCAGTCACCCGCGACGAGCAGGGCAACGTCATCCCGCTGTCAAAGCGTTTCGACGTTACGACGCCGCTCATCTCGTTCTCCCGCGAAGGCGATGCCGAAGCGGCCAGCCTGCGCGAACAGATCGCCGTGCTTCAGCGCCAGATCCGCGACGTGCAGAACGTCACCGCGGCGCAGCGCACCAACGCCATCCGCGAGGTTCGTATCCTCGAACGCCGCCTTCTGACTGCGGAGCGCGTCGCGGAGCAGAAGACGTTGCAGGCGACACGCGCCAAGATGCGCGTGGAACTGGAGCGCGAGGCGGCGAAGGAGGACATGGCCGCTGCTGACGCGCAGATCGCCAAGTTGCAGACCCGTCTCGACTCCGCCAAGGCGTCCGTCGAGTCGCTGAAGCAGGAACTCGGGTCGCTGCGGCGCGGCGAGAACCTTGAGCAGCGCCTTGCTGACGCGGAGGAGACGGCGCAGCGCGCCATCGACTTCGCTTATGCCATCGGTCGTCGCGAGGGCTTGGTATCCGGGCAGGTGGCCGGGCAGAAGCAGGAGCGCCGTGTCGTTCGCAAACTGTCGGAGCGGCTTGCCATCGTGGAGGAGCGGCTGAACACCGCCGTGCCTGCTCTTCGCGAGGCTCGTCGGCAGATCAAGCAGGACGCTGCGGCTGCGCAGCGCGCGATCAACTTCGCCTACGGCATGGGACTCGCGAAGGGTCGCGTGCAAGGCGTGATGGAGGGTCGTCGGCAGGTTCTGAAGCGGATGGCGCAGCGCGAGGACACGCTCCAGCGGCAGTTGTTCGAGTTGCGCGAGATGTCGCGGATGCGCGCCGACCAGAAGGAGCAGGTGGCAGACGCCGTGCGCCGGATCGCTGCCGACGCGGCGAAGATGCTGCCAGTCGCGCAGCGCGGCGTGCTTGCTATCAAGATAGCAAACGCAAAGACTCTGGCGCAGGCCAACCGGATCGCAGTGGATGCCGTCAAGCAGGCCGCGGACGCGGAGGTTGCCGACACCATCAAGGAGATCAAGGCGCTTCGCAAGAGGCTCGGCAGGCGCGGCATGACCTACACGACGAGAACGCGCGTTGAGGCGCTTCTCGCGCAGGCAGAGGCCGGACTGAAGACGACGAGCGGTCAGCGGCTTCGTGCTGCCGTGCAGGCGCAGCGCGGAGCGACCCCGGTGCTGGTGAATGCCGTGGACATGTACTCCGCGGTGGTCGATGCTGCGGCTCTTGTCGAACAGGCTGGGTTGCTGCACTCCCTTGACAGGCAGCAGTACCTCGCGCAGCGTGCGGCTCGAATCGCGCGCTATGACGCGCTGCGTCAGGACATGCTGAACAACATGTCCGGTCGCCCGACGCTTGCGGAAGCAGATCGCGCCGACAAGGCCGCGACGATCCCGTTCTACCGCCGGGTCGGACGCGCAAACAGCGACATCTACACGATGATGCTGGAACTGGAGGGATCGGACGCCGGGGTGCTGAACAACCTGCTCGTCTCCGCGCAGGCTGGCAAGGGAGAGGCATCGCTCGAACACGCCTCGATCCTCCGGCAGATCGTTCCCGCGCTTCAGGCGGCTGGCTACACGAGCATCGACGACTACGCGCTGAAGAACGGGCTGCTCGGTGAGGCTTCCGCCAACCTGCGGACTGTTCGGATGGGCGGTCAGGACGTGACGCTCCCGGTCGGGACGATCCTGTCCGTCGCGGCGATGGACGACGAGACGCTTGCGCTGTTCCCGGACACGCCCGGCACCGCCGGGCAGGGAATCACCTTCGCTGGCGCGGAGACGACCAAGACGTTCTACCCGAGCCGTCAGGACATCGAGGCAATCCGTTCCGGCCTGTCCGCGCAGGAACGTGGGATCGTGGACGCGATGAAGACCGTCCTCGAAACGCAGATCCGCGACCGCGTAATGGACGCCGTGTTCGCGGTCGAGGGCGACCAGCCTCCGGTGGTGCAGAACTACTGGCCTCGCGTCCGTCTCTCGAAGCAGAAGGGCGACGCAAGCAACCTGAACGCCACCGCCGGAAACCTCGTGCGCGGCGCGCTGACGAACGTCGGGTTCGCGCAGGCTCGAACCGGGGGAACGGAGCCGCTGATCTACCGGGATGCGTTCCAGACATGGGAGCGGCACGTTCAGGTCGCGCTCGACATGATCCACATGGCGCAGCCCTATCGCGATGCTGCGACCGTGCTTACTGATCCTGCCGTGGTGGCCGGGATCGACAGGCAGTTCGGCAACGGAACGGCGGAGATGGTTCTCGCCGTGTTCTCGAACGGCGTCGGAGCCACAGCGCGCAGCAACCCGACGATCATCGACAAGTTGACCAACAACGTGACCGGGGCAGTCCTCGCGCTGCGTCCGCGCACGCTTGCAAAGGTTCTCGTCGGCGGTCAGATGCGTCTCGCAAGCGAGATCCCGCTCGGCTACTGGTCGAAGGGAGTCGCCCGTGCAGCGTCTCGCCTGCGCAACCCGCTTGCGTGGGATGCCCGCGTCGAGGAGATTCACTCGCTCAACGGGTACTTCAGCCGTCGGCACCAGATGCACATGCGGTCGATCATCAGCGGTTCACTGTCCGATGCCGACCGTGTCCGCATCTCCACGGCGTGGAACTCGATGATCGACTCTTTCCGCGCGGCAGGCCAGAACCTCGCCGCCGCGCAGTTGACGGATGCGGCGGGTCGGTTCAAGGACGCAAGCAACGGCGCGAACATGATGATTGCGTCCGTGGTGGACATGCTCCGCTACATGGACGAGCAGATCATGCTTGCCGCTGTCGAGGCTCGTCTCGCGGAGATCGAGGACGAGGGCATCCTGACCGGGCAGGACGCGCTGCGCGAGGCCGCGCTCCGCGCCGAGCGTGACTTCCGCCGCACGCAAAACGCAAGCGACGAGTTCGACGACAGCCTGCTGTCGGCATACAACCGCGTCAAGGGCGCTTCCGGCTGGCGGATCTTCTTCCCGTTCAGCAGCGACCCGGTCAAGGCGCGCAACCAGATCCGGCGCGCGTTCATCTCCGGCGACAGGCGTCTGGAGACTGGACTCGCGATCGGCGCGAACATGGCGGCAAGCACCATCATCGGCGCGGCATCGCTTGCGACCACCGGATACCTCGTCTCGCTCGTCGCCGGGCTGTTCGGCGGGGACGGGCCGAGCGACGAGGAGGAGAAGGAGGCGATGGAGGCAGCGAAGCGACTGCCCGTCGGCGTTCTGAACGAGGCAATGTCCTCCACGCTCGGCTACCTAGGCATCGTCCTCGGGTGGGTCACGAGCGCGATCGAGTTCCGGCGCGCCCCGTTCACCCCTATCGCAGTTCGTCCGGTCGAGCAGGTGATCCGAGAGGCGACTGGCCCGAAGCCGATCCCGGAGCGCGTCGTCGCTGCGCTCCTCGCGGCCTCGCAGTTCGCCGGATTCCCGATGTACGGCCTGTACCAGTTCGTCCGGGACTTCATGCCGAAGCCGGAGCGCGAGAAGTCATCCACCACCAAGGAGCCGCAGTCACCGCGAGACAGGCTCATGGAGCGCATCGAGCGCCGAAGACGCGAGATCGAGCGCGCAAGGCAGGGCGGGGCGGCAGTGCGCTAGGCGAAGTCCTTCGCTCCGCCGCTCCGCTTCGCTTCGCCTACGGCTGCGCTGCGCGGCGGATGTTCGCAGGGGTAGTTCGACATACCCACCGCACCCATATTGGCGGAGTCCAAAGGTCTGTCCCGCCGTGGGTTGCGACGCGCAGGGCGTCAGGCTGCTTTGCAGCCCGACGGGTGAGTGAAGGAACACCATGACCCCATGCGATGGAGTCACGGGAGATCAGCCCGACCGGAGCCGTGCGAGGTTTCCCTTGCCTGAATGTTTCACCATTTCGCTGGGTGGCACCAGCCGCTCCGCTTCAGGACGAGCGCGTCTCTCGACGGCGTGCGCTAGGGTCAGATCGCACGTCTTGAACCACTTTCCACCTACCGCGGCGTGGAAATCTTCCGACAGTCTTGACCCGCAGGTCTGACGCGCTAGACTGTGAGCGCGCTTTGGTTTCGCAGCCCGCATAGTACTGCTCCATCCCGGTACGGTGCAAGCGCAAAGTCGGAATTGGGGCGGAGTTTCTTGACTCCGCCCCAAAACCGACTAGATTGATGCCGCCCGGCAGGATTCTCTGACGAGATGCCCCGCGTGTAGCGGAGTCATGCGTCCTGCACGGGCTTTGACAGCCCCCGGAAGCAGCCCCCGCAGGCTTCGTGCCGCGGGGGCTGTTCGTTTGGCAATCCTGTGGCCGTACCGTGACGGCATGGAACTGCCTTGGACGGTGACGGCAGCAGCCCGCAATATCCACCACGTCAAAATCGTGGCAAGCAGCGTCACCGACCAATGGTGGTTCCTACTGTCGGGCGACAGGCACCACGATAACCCTCACGCAGACCACGACTTGGAGCGAAAGCACCTTGACGAATGTGTCAAGCGTGGCGCGGGGTGGATCGACGTAGGCGACCTGTTCTGTGCTATGGAAGGGCGGGCGGATCCGAGGCGAAGTCGCAAGGGAGTGCGCGAGGAACACGCTCTCGCGCCGGACTACTTCGACTCCATCGTGAACCACGCCGCCGAGTTCTACGCGCCATATTCATCCCACTGCATAGTCATCGGGCGCGGCAACCACGAGGCCAGCGTCCTCAAGAACAACGAAACCGATCTGACCGAGCGCCTGTGCGAGAGAATGACGATGCTCTCGAAGCACAAGGTAAACCCCGGTGGCTACGGTGGTTGGGTGAAGTTCGTCGTCGCGGTGAACACGCATTACTACGCGCTCAACCTGAAGTACTTCCACGGCAGCGGCGGCGCGGCACTGATGTCCTTCGACACACTGAAGGTGCGCCGTCAGGCGGCGGTAATTCCGGACGCTGACGTGGTCGTGCAGGGACACGTCCACAAGCAGTGGGTCATGCCGCTTGCCCGTGAACGCCTCGTTGCCGACAAGAGCGGGATGCGCGTCGAGCATGACGTGCAGTACCACGTCCGGGTCGGGACGTACAAGGACGAGTTCGGGGACGGCTACGGCGGGTTCCACGTCGAGCAGGGTCGTACCCCGGAGATCATCGGAGCCGTCTGGATGCGCCTCTCGCTGCACAAGTACAGCGCGCACGGGCGAACGTCCTACAAACTGAAGCCGGACTTCTTCCCCATCCACTGACCATGCGCGTCAAGTTGAACGGCAAGTGGTGGCAGTTGAAGTTCGTGCCGCAACTGCGCGACTACGGCGACATGGTCGATCCGGGCAAGGCCGAGGGGCGGCGCATCCGCATCGGAACATGGCAGGGCGACGAGGATCTGCTCGACACCATCTGCCACGAACTGCTGCACTGCATCGAGCCGAACTGGACGGAGGAGAAGGTCACCGAGGCCAGTCGCGAGATGAGCAGGGTTCTGTGGCGGCTCGGATACCGCCGTCAGGAACCGTAAGAAATTCTTGCCGGATTTTCTTTCCTGCCCTTGACGCGGTCGGTAGCGTATGTACCATACTGACCGAAGCGCGGCGTCGTGCCGCGTCTCGCATACTGGAGAACTGCCAAATGGAACTGCTCAAGGGCATTCCCGAAGCCGAGTACCACGGCTGGAACCGGATGAGCGCGTCCGCGCTCAAGACGCTCGACAAGTCCACGCCTCTGCACCTGCTTGCGGAGCGCGAGAACCGCACGGACACCCCGGCATTCCGGGTCGGTCGCGCGCTGCACTCGCTCGTCCTCACGCCCGCCGCCTACGAACTCGACTTCGTCGTCGCGCCGGACATCGACCGCCGCACGAAGGCCGGGAAGGAGGAGTGGGAGAAGTTTCAGGGACTCGCGGACGGTCGCACGATCCTGACCCGCGACGAGGCGACTCTCGTCGAGGAGATGCGCGGCGGCATCATGTCGCACGAGTCGGCGCGGATGCTCGTCGAGAAGTGCGGAACCGACACCGAGATCACCCTGCGCGGCGAGTGGGAGGGCATCCCGTGCAAGGCGCGCATCGACGGGTGGATCGAGGAGTTCGGGGTCATCATCGACATCAAGACCCACAGCGGACTCGCGTCCCCGCAGGAGTTCTCGCGCGCCGCATACAACTTCGGCTACTGGACGCAGTTCTCGTTCTACCGTGAACTCATGCGCCGAGCGGGCAAGGAAGTCACGTCCGTCATCCTGATCGTGGTCGAGAAGACACCGCCCCACGCATGCCTCTGCGCCGCGCTGAACGCCGACCACCTCGACGTGGCGACAGCGCGCCTGCCCGGACTCATTGACCAGTACCGCAAGTTCCTCGAAGAGCCGGGAACCGGATGGCCGGACGTTGTGACCGAAATCTACATGCCCAACTGGGCGACGAACGACATGATGGCACCTACTGGAGAATGACCATGAAGCGCACCGAAACCGTCGGAGAACTGGCCGCGGCTCTCGCCAAGGCAAACCTCGAAATCCGCAACGCGGAACTCGATCGCGTCAACCCCCACTTCAAGAACCGCTACGCCACGCTCGGCAGCATCCTGAACGCCGTGCGCGTCCCGCTTGCGAGGCAGGGCATCGCCACCGTGCAGACGGTGAGCATGGATCACGGGATGGTTCTCGTCACCACCTCGCTGATCCACTCGTCCGGCCAGTGCATCGAGGACACGGCGATGTTCCCGCTGCCGGACAAGTCCACCGTGCAGCAGATGGGCAGCGCGATCACCTACCTGCGCCGCTACGCGCTTGCCGCCATCTGCGGCATCGTCGGTGACGAGGACGACGACGGCGAGAACGACCGGACGCAGCGCACCGAGCCGCGCCGGGACACGTTCCGCCCGCAGGAGGCGCGAGGATCGCAGGAGAGGCCGTCCCCGGCTCCCGTCCCGGCACCGCGCGCGCAACCGCAGCAGGCTCCGGTCGCCGTCGCGGACGGCGAGTGGGTCGAGATCGCCGTGAAGTACGTCGATACGGGACGCGCCGGGAAGAACCAGTCCCCCTACGTCAAGATCAAGGACGCGAACGGGGAGAACTGGATGGTGTGGGACGAGGCGCTGCACGCCGCGGCGATGGCTGCGAAGGGTTCGACCGTGTGGGCTATCACCGAGCCGAGCAAGGCCGCGAACGGCCTGCCGCGCATCGTGCAGTTGCGCACCGCCCAGCCGCATGACGTTGACGGCGGATCCGACAGCGAACTCCCGTTCTGAATCGAGGTAGGCAGTGACAGAGGAACAGAAGCCAAAGCCGAAGCCGAAGCGACGGCGGCAGCGCAAGCACTCCGTGAGGTGCTGCGTCTCCGGATACTCCACCTCGTATGCGTACAAGCACGGGTGCAAGTGCATCGTGTGCCTCGACGCGCACAAGGAGCGGTGCTACCGGACGCTCGAATTCGGTCGGCAGCGGCTGAAGAAGGACAGCCCGAAGCGGTGCAACTTCCCGAAACTCAAGCCCTACACGGGATACCAGTACGGGTGCAGGTGCAATCGCTGCAAGGCCGGGAACGCGGAGGCTATCCGCCTGTACCGGGAACGCAGGTTCGGAAAGAAAGGAGCGACCAGTGGAAACGCATGACCGAGACATCGTGAACCGCATACGCAAGAATCGCGAGTGCCTTGCCCCGTCCATCATGGACGAGGCGGCGGACGAGATCGAGCGGCTTGAGCGAGCGAACATCGACCTCACCGCCGAGCGCGACGAGGCGAGGCGGGAGATTCTGCTGTGGGTAAAGGAGCGGTGTTCGTGGGCGGAACTGTCGCAGGAGATCAAGCAGCGAGGGTGGGAATACTTGAAGGAGGACGGCAAGTGAGCAAGAAGAAACCAAAGACGATTGATGCTTCCTGCCCCGTTACGTTGATGGGGTGCGAAGGAGAAGTGATCGTAGAGATGACTCCGACCGAGGCAGTTTCGATGCTCGAAAAGGCATGGCAGGAAAACAAGCGACTGCGGCAGGAGAACGCAACCCTCACCGCCGAGCGCGACGAGGCGAGGCGGATGTATTGCGGACGGGTTTCCCGCGATGTGCCGCTTGATGCGTTTGATATTGCGAAGAATCACGGTTGGGATTGCTTCCCGCAGGAGGACGGCAAGTGAGCGACATCGTTGACAGGCTGCGCGTCCGATGGGATGCGATGGGCGACATGGCGAACGACGAGCGCGAGGAGGCGGCGAACGTCATCCACGCGCTGACCGTCGAGCGCGACGTTGCCTTGAGCCGCGCCATGACAAAGGAGCAGGAGGCGCACGACCTGCGGAAGAAGTCGGAGAAGGCGCACTGGGAACTGCACGAACTGAAGAGCCGATACAACAGGCTCACTCTCTTGTTGCAGGAGTACGAGGCGCGAGATATCGGAGGCGAGGCGTGAGGCGGAACGCTCGACGGCCTATCGGGATCGCGAAGGTGCTTCGCATCCGGTCGCTCGTCCGGGACGGGATGCGGTACGTCGATGTCGCCCGCGAGGTCGGATGCTCCACCTCGACGGTCGGGAACGTGTGGCTACGGAGAACATATGCGGAGGTACTCGATGATGGACGAACTGTTGAGGAAGTTGCGAATCGAAGCGGATGCAGGAAGCGCGACTGCTGGCGAGGCGGCGCGAACGATCGACGCCCTGCTGATGGATCGCCGCGAACGAGAGAACGAAATGTCCCTCCTCGCGTCGAGGAACGTCGCGCTCGTCATCGAGAACGATGCCTTGAAATCTGCCCTCGACTACAGGGCGAGGGGGTGAGCGTGGGCGACAACTGGCACAGGCAGGAGAAGACGGTCTGGATCGGGAAGCCGCTGTGGGATCTCGTCGCGCATCGCGCGCAGCGGGATGACTGCTCCATCAAGGAGATGGTCGAGCGCATGATCTGCACGGCCATCGCATCGGAGAGAAACGGGGTCAAGGATGAAACCGAGCAAGGCAGAGACGGAACGGTCGTATGACCTAGCCAACAACCTCCGCATCGCATCCGAGCGCAGGGAGGCGCGGTCGCATCAGGTCGCCGCCGCTCTCGACGAGGTGCTGACGCTGTGCCTGATCGCACTGAATCAGGCGGCGAACACCGGGCGCGGGATGCAGCAGAGGCGGGCGGCGAGGTTGCTATCTAGGTTCACCGCATTCAGGGAGGACGCCCTCGAAGGCCGATCCCCATGCCAAGGAAGAAAGGAGATCGACATTGACATCACCGACATGGATCGTCGAAATACTCTGGTTCGCTGACGGGAACATCGTCCTCGAAGGCACCGCCACCTTTGACGCGCTGCCGGGTGTGGACGACAACTCCATCGACCTGTACGCCTCCGCGGTCGCGCACTGCATCATGCGGACGGACGCATGGGGTCGCAAGCGACTCGCGGAACTGGACGACACCTACGACCGCCGCCGCACGACGGTCACGTTATCGAACGGGAAGCGTTCCCGGTCGGTCGCGGTCGTGGACGACCGCATGGGCATGAAGGAAGAGGAGGCCGAGAGATGCGCGAACCAAGTGATGGACTGGCTGTACGCACCCGAGACGACGGAACTGCTGACTGCCTGTCCATCCGGCTCCCGCCGCCGATGATGCCGGGGGCGAACCAACGCTGCCACTGGCGCGTTCGCCACCGAGCCGCGCAACACGACCGCTACGTTGCGGCAACGCTTGCGACGGTGGAGATGCGGAAGTCCGCATCATGGGAGCGGATGAAGGGGGCGACCCTGACCGTCACATGGCGCGGTCGGGGTCGCCTCCCGGATCCCGACAACATCGGCGGCAAGACCAAGGCGTACATCGACGGGCTGACGGACGCAGGGGTATGGGACGATGACCGGGTGGTGCAGTCGATCACCTTCCGCACCGAGCGCGTCTCCACCAACGCCGAGAAAGAGGTCGTGATCGAGGTTCGACGGGCATGAGGCCGCGGTACGAGAGGCCGGACGATCGCGTCCGCCAGTGGGATGCCATCCTCGGGTACTGCCACGCGCTCGGGGTGGTTCCCCGCTGCACCGACGAACTCGCCGCATGGGACTACACCCTGTGGCACGGGCAGCGAATGGTCGCCATCGTCGAGGTCAAGTGCAGACGGTGCGCCTCCTACTCGTACCCGACCTACCTGATCGGCATCCGGAAGATGGAGACGCTGCGGGACGAGGCCGCACGGCGCGGGGTTCCCGGCAGGTTGCTCGTCCGGTGGACGGACGGCTCCGGGGTCATCGACGCGACGGACGCACTGGAGACGGCAGGACGGGCGCAGGGAGGCCGCGCCGACCGGGATGACCCGGAGGACATGGAGCCAGTGCTGCACATACCGATCGCCCGGTTCCGCCGGGTGTAGGCAGGTGGACAGCAACGCACCTCGGTGCGCCCTGTCCCGTCCGGAGGTTCCCATTACCCCATTGGTGGTGGTGCAGCGGGCGTACCTTGCGGCCTTGTGCGCTGCCCAAGTCGGAATCGAACCGACATCACGGCAGCATCATGGTACATAACTGCTACACATTTCGACATCTGTAGCGGAATCGCTCCACCCCGGAAACAACAGCCCCACCCTTGCGGGTGGGGTCTGCTACTGGAGCCTCTGCCAAGGCCTACCGTGATTTTACCACCGGATCTGCACCGGGATCGCCTCGCCGTTGCATCCGAGGCTCATTTCAACAGGTGCAGGAGGCACCGGAGCGCACCGCTGCATCGGCTGCGGCGTGACCTGCACGACTGTCGGCGGCTGCTGCGGCGGCGCGTCCGCGACGATGGGGTTCCACGGTGGGTTCACGCCGGGGAAGTGATCCCACCCCTGCCCGTACCACCCGTTCCCGTTGTTCCACGCCACGCCCCCGTTCCACAGCAGCACGGAGTCGGAGAGGCGCAGCATCATGTCGGCACTGGCCGACGAGACGAGCAGGAACGGAAGGATAACTTCCACTTTCCTCAAATAACGTCGTACTTGAAAAAACAGATTCATGGTTTTACTCCGTGCAGTCGCATGGGATTGTCGTGTCGTCGAGATTCTGAAACAGTTCGCCCTGAACCGTGATCTGCGTCAGCAACTGGCGGTAAGTAGGACGATCTTTCCTAAACCGCGCAGATATTGCGTCCTCCTGCGCAGCCCACCATTCAGCGCGATTCGGCTCGGAACGAATCACTCGCTCGATTCTTGCTGTTCCCTTCAGAAAACACAGATCGCAATTTCCGAATGCAGGATCGTCGTTTGGAAGTTGAAGATCGAACGACTGTGACTTCCACCATGCGATGATGTCATCGCGAGTGACACTTGCATCAGCAAGAGGCATGGATATGTCTCTCGTAGTATCAGATCGTAGTTTGGAAACACGGCGCGGCTCGTCTGCACGGAGGCCGATGATCGTCGTAAAGTCATCATGCCCTTGCGACTGCATGAACTTCCGCATCGGAATCACCTTGAGGTCACTGGTGCAGAAACGCGCAATCGGATTCGGAAGATAGTTCCGCTTCTCGATAAGTCTCGCGAACGGGACTCCAGTCCTGTCCGCCGTCTCCGGTGTCTTGACTTCGTATCCTCCCGGAACCCATTCGATCCATGTCACCGGACACCAATCTCTGCCGATGCGTTCAACGAACCGATATGTTGCGTCATGTTCTTTGCCAGTGTTGGCGAACAACACATGACCACCAGTCGGCATGGATCCTCCCCATGCGTCAAGCACATGGCGAAGCAGGTAGCCGCTAGTACGTCCTCCGCTAAAAGAAACGTAGAACGGTGGTTCGACTTTGTATGGGTTCATCGCTCCACCCCCTCGCACTGGGACAGCAGGAGATGCAGCGCGGCAAGGCTGATCCGCTGCTGTCCGTTGGCGACGAGCGAGAGGTACGCCGGACTCAACCCGGTCGCCTTTGCCAGTTGCCGGAGGCTGCGCCCGCGGGCCGCGAGGTTCACGGCGAGACTGCCGGACACTTGCAACGCCTGACGGGAGTACGCATCGTGCGAGAACAGTTTGGCTACCGTGTGCGCCAGTTGCCGGGTGGCAAGCGGGGCGCGCTTGGAAAGAATCACGGGCTTCTGCTTCCAGTGGTCGCGGCTCACAGGGTCACCTCCGTCCGCTCGTGAATGTCGAGGAACATGGCTTCGGCTTGGTCGTATGCGTCCACCGCACGGACGAACCCGGCCTCGTCGTCCGGGTCGGCCTTCGCCAACTCGAACGCGCATCGGCGCAGTTCGCCCGCCGCGAGTGAGTCGATCTCGTTGGCAAGCATGACGGGCGTGAACGGGTTCCCGCCGCAGATGCCGGGGGTGGCAAGCCACTCCTTTACGGTCTTGGTGATTCGGGATCCGAAGAGTAGTCGGTCGATGTTCAGCATGGCAGGTTCTCCAGTTAGGCGTTGTCGTGACGGGGGCAGTCGGAGTCTCCGCACTGGGACTCTCCGGGTTCGCAGTCGCGCCCGCAGTGCGGGCATCCGCAATCCTCATGGCATCTTCCTGACTCGTCTCCGCCGTACCAAACCTCCTCGCGCTCGTCGCTGTTCTCCTCGACGCGCTCGACGGTAATGTGGCACGACTTCGGGATGGTCGGAAGAATCGACTCGGCGTATCGAATGGCTTCGGCCTTCGTCCGGAACGCCTCGTCGCGGTCGCCGTGGCCGCTGCTGTAGCGGATGGTCGTGATGTACGGGAACCACTCGGACGGCTCCTCGTCCGCTGTGTCCACTGGCGCGGGACGGATGTACCACTCGACTCCGGGGTAGTGCAGTTCCGCGTACTTCTCTGCCGTAAGTTTGTCCGAAACTTGGATAGTTTCGAGCGTCTCCCACTCGGTCATGTTGAACCCAGTCCACAGTCCGATTTGGAAACAAGGTAGTTCCCGCTCCTCCGGCGCGTACCGCGTCTCTCCGCCTTCCATGTCGAGCCA